GAGACCCTCCGAAAACCCCATGGTGATCCGCGACGCCGAACGCGCCATCGAGCGCTTCCGGGAGGGGCATGCCGATGCCCTCTCGGAGCTCAAGCCGTGGATCCTCGACCACATCCTCGCCGCGAACCTTCTCACGCCGGAAGAGCGTGAACGGTCGGGCCTTTGCTGAGAAAGGGACGGACGATGACCGACGAGCAGACCACCAAGACCGAGACCAAGCGGGACCGGGTGCGCCGCCTGCTGATCGACCCGCTGACCGAGCATGGCTTCCGCAAGCCCGGAGACGTGTCGGCCGAGCGTCACGTCAAGTTCCTGACGGATCTCGCCGACGAGCTGAGCCACATGCACGACGAGAAGCTCGAGGACCTTCGCGCTGCGCTCAAGTATCGCGGCGAGGGCAAGGATCGGCGGGGCTGGCCGCGCATGGCGACGATCATGCCGCTGGCCGAGGCCGCGCAGCCGCGCCCGCTCGAGGAGGTGCCGGCGCTGACCCGCTGGTTCCGAGCGCTGCCGGTGCCGAGGCCTACCGGGAAAACCGCCTGCTGGCCGAGTTCCGGTTCTGGGAGAAGTTCAAACGCCCGCCGCTTAAGGATGGTGAGAAGCGCATGGTTCGCGAGAAGGCGCGCGAGCTCGACAGCGACTACCGCGTTCGTGCGGACCGGGAGCGCCGCGGCGTGGCAAGCGATGATGATCTGCAGTGGCTGGCATGGCATCGGCGGGACGAAGCCCGCGCCATGGCGCTTCTGCCGGAGGGTTTGGCATGAGTGTGGTCTACGTGGACAGCCGTGGTGGGGCGTGGGTCGGGCGTGCGGCCGAAGTCGTCGCCGCTGCGCGCACCGCGCTGGATCTCGGTCTGTGCCGGATCGCCGAGTCGGATGCGGCCTGTCGCGACATGCTCGCCCGGGCCACACCCCCGTCGCGGTGCAGTTCGGCGATCCCCGTGGCGCCTGCGCGTCAGACGGTCATTGCCGAGGTGCCGCGGCGGGCGGTGATGACCGAGGCCGGGCCGCGCGTCCGACGGGACGATGACGGTATGGGGGACCGGGCCCGCCTCGGTGATGCCTTCGACGTGATGGATGATCAGGCGCGGCGCCGACACAAGGGCGTGGTAGCGAAGGCGTGGCAGGTGCACCTTGAACGCTGTGCCGAGGCGGCTGTGACGGGAAAGAGGGAGCCGGCCTGGCACGAGCCGCGCTACGTGCCGCCGTTCGCCTCGGGGCAGATAGCGGTGGCCCGGGACTATGCGGCGCTGACCGAGCGCTGCAATGCGAGCGGGCTCAAATGCTCCAGCCTCGAAGCGCTGCGGGCGTCGGCCTCGGGTGGCGGTGACCGCGAGACCGCCGTCCTACGCGACATGTCGCGGCTGCGGGCGTTCCACCACCGCATCGGCCATGGCCTTGCGAAGGAGGTTCGCCGTATCAGGCCTGCGGGCGGCAAGCGTTCTGCGATCCGGGCGCGGACGCTTGTCGACCAGGTATGCCTCGGGGGCAGAACGCTCACGGCGGTGCTTGAGCATCACGGGTGGACGGTGGATGCGAAAAGCCGCGATGCGTTGAGGGATGCGCTGCGTGGTGCTCTGGATCGCATGCAGGGGGTCGGAGGGCGCGCGAAAGAAAACTCTTGACGCTTAGCCTCACCGGTGCTTAGCACTATGTCATCATCGCGAAATGCGCCCGGGGCAGACATGCCACCGGGCGCTGTGCTTTCAGAAGGCCATCAGACTAAGATTGGTCTGTGTCTCCGGAATCGTGAACGTGCCATCCGTGTTGTATTCAACCGTCTGGCCGTTCCCCAGGACGTAGCGTTGGGCTGCGCCGTCGGATTGCTTGAAGACCGTGACTACAGCGCCGTCATCGGCGTTGCACTCCATGATCTGAATATTAGTCCATTCGTGAGGCATAAGTTCCTCCTTCTACGAGGAATGGTTGGGCGGCGGCATGTCTTGGGAAACTGGTGCGCGGGCGTATGGGCTAGCGTCACATCCTGCCGTCGCGGCGCAAATTTCGCAGATTCGCGCAGGTGGATGCAAGGTTGCAGTCTGCCATTGGGCCTGATGGGCCAGAGATCGCCGATTTCCTGCGATCCTGGCGGCGACCCTGGGTAAGCAAAGATCTTAGAGATCTCTTATCTGAAAATCAGCGCGGACTTCGTCCCGGAAAAATTGACGCGGGTCCCTCCTAGAGCCTGTACGTATACGGGGTCGCGAGGCGCATGAGTTTTGAAATGCTAAACAAAAACAAAAGCCTAAACCAACGGGGCTAAACGAAGGGCAACGGCGCTAAACATCCGGGGAACACGGCTGACATGAACGCGACGCAACTGGCAACCGAGCTTGGAATTTCAAAGGGCCGCGTCAGCCAGTACGTCTCCGAGGGCAAGCTGGACGGGTGCTTCACCGGTGACGGCCGGGCGCGTCGGTTCGATGTGGGCAAGGTCCGCGCCGCGCTAGACCAACGGCTCGATCCCGGCCAGATGCTCGGCAACGGCGCCAGCACGAAACGGCGGATCCGAACGGCGCAGCCTGATGTTGCTCCGTCCGCCCTGCCGGTCGAGCAGCCGCCGGCGTCCGAGGAGGACAGTCCGCCGGCCGAGGCTCCGATGTCTCGCTACGAGCTGGCGCGGACGCTGAACGCTGAGGAGGCCGCCCGCAAGTCGCGTCGCGAGAACCTTCTGGCGGAGGGGAGCCTGGTCCTGGCGGAGGGTGCGGGGCGGGAGGCGGCGCGCGCCCTTTCCCGGGAACTTGCCCAGGTCGAGGACCTGCTTCGTCGGGGCGCCAGGGTGATCGCCGATGACCTCGGCGTCGATTTCAAGGCGGCGCGGAAGATCCTGCTGGATCTGTGGCGCGAACATCGGACGCTTCGGGCCGAGGCTCTGGGCCAGAAGGCCGCCGAGGCGGATCTCGACGACAGCGAAAGCGAGGCGGATTTCTGAATGGGATTCCTGACGTCGGCCGAGCGGGTGATTTGCGAGGCGATGGCCGGGGCGATGGCACCGCCGCTGCCGCCTGACATCACCCGATGGTGCGTGGAGAACATCGAGTTCGATGCGCGCTCGCCGATCAAGGGGCCGTTCGACATCTCGCGGTTCGCCTTTCTGCGCGAGATCCACGAGGTGCTTTCGCCGGAGCATCCGAGCCGCGAGGTGACGATCCGCGGCTCCGCGCAGTGGGGCAAGACGGTTTCGATCATCCAGCCCACGATAGGGGCGTGGCACGAGTACACGCCGCTGGACTCGCTGATCGTTCACCCGACCGGCAGCGCGGCCAGCGAGTGGGTGAACAACAAGTGGATGCCCATGCGCCGTCAGGCGCCCGGGCTTCTGAAGGTCTTCGGATCTGGCCGTGGCGAGAACCGCGACAACATCTTCAACCAGGAGACGTTGGACCGGAACGGCTCTCTGAAGGTGGCCTCATCCGGGTCTCCCGCAGACCTCACCGGCACCAGCCGCCGGCTGGTGATCATGGATGACCTGTCCAAGTTCGAAACCTCGGATAAGGGCGATCCCGAAAAGCTCGCGGAGAGCCGGGCGTCCGGCTTCGACGACGCGAAGATCGTTCGCGTGTCGACGGCGATGATCAAGGGCACCTGCCGGATCACCGAGGCCTACGACCGGAGTGACAAGCGGCTGTTCAACGTGCCGTGCCCGTCCTGCGGGTTCGAGCAGCCACTGACCTGGGAGAACTTCCGGGCGAGCATCCAGCCGGAGCGGCTGCATGCAGCGCACTTCACCTGCGAGCGGTGCCGTGAGCCGATCCGGCATGCCGACAAGGAGCGCATCGTCCGGGTCGGCCGGTGGGTAAAGACCAATCCCAACGGGGACCACCCGGGGTTTCACCTGTGGCGCGCCTACGCGCCTCAGCGCGACTGGGCGTCGATCGCTGTCGAATTCGCCCAGATGATGGGGTGGACGCGGATCGAGCACGGCGTCGAGACCAAGACGGATGGGGCAGGGGGCGAGAAGGCGAGGGGCAAGACCGCGACCTCCAAGCCGATCAAGGCGCAGGTCGAGCAGGTGTTCTGGAACGACGTGCTCGAGCTCCCCTACGAGCAGGCGAC